TAAAGAAATAGTAGTGGCTACATCTAAAGACAAAAAAGAAAAGTACGGAAGATACTTAGCTATTCTTTATGTTAAAGGAATGGATGAAAGTATTAATTCAGCTTTGATTCGCGGCGGTATGGCAAAAGCTTATTTTGGTAGCAATAAATAAAACGGCATATTTTCCTCTACACTTCCATTACGGTTGTGTAGAGGAATATTCCGCTATTAGTGGGTATCACTACATAGACGGTTGTTTTTATCAGTTAACATAAAGATACCAAGTGATTCTAAAATAATGTAAAACACTTTAACACAATCAATAATAATTCTACGGACATCAACAATCTCTAATAACTCAGGAGGAATTCCTGTAGATACTAAACATTGTTCTGGTAACATAAATGTAGAACCAAGATGTGTTTTATCATGCTTAGCCATCCATGATCTTGCACGGTCAGCCAGTACTTGATCTTTTAAACCATCTAGCCATAATTTAGTTTTACCAGGACTACTTAAGTCTGCAGATATTTTAATGCTCATGTAAGGCGGTTTTGGTGACTCACCATAAGTAGGAGCAAACACGTCTTTCCATAAAAGGTACTGCATGTAAGGAGAAGCTTGTTCGCCGTCTTTATAAGAATCTGGAGATTTGATTTGACCTTTTCTAAAATATTCGTGACTAGCTTTTCTTACAGATTCAGCGACATCTCTTTCAATATCAGCAACCCAAGTCATCAAGTGATTAGCACTTAGTTTTTTACCATCAATAACTGATTGCATAATAAACAACATCATCTTTTTAGCTTCGGCCATAATCTTCTTAGGAGCATTAGAAGATTTAAGATGAACACCTTTAATTTCTTCTTCAAACGTAGCAAAGACATTGCCTTCTTGACAACTAATAAAAGCGTAATAGTGCTTAGCAACTTGCGTAGGTACAAACACATCAAACTTAAATTCATTCTTCATAGCGATCTGATGAATGCGTTTAGTTTCGATTCCAAAGTTCGCAGACATTCTAGCTAATACGTGCGTGATAGTTTGCGATGCCAAAAAGATTAAAGAAGCAGATACTCCAGTGGCTTCTAAGCTAAATTCTAATTTACCCTTATACCAAATAACCCAATCCTGTACCGTAAAGATAGTGGAATCCGTATCGGAAGTAATAGCTGATCTACGAATACTCTCAGGAAAATAAGCTACACTTGCAGGTACATTTTTAGTTACCCAAAATGCTTTAATTAATAATTCATATTCGTTTAAAGTATTGACAATATTTTCAACAGTAGAGCAATAAATGCCGTAAGCAGGCGTTCCTTTAATATCTCTAACGGTAGTGCCTTTTACTTCGCCAGAGCATATTTGAGAAGCTAAATGTTTTACGTCATCCATTACGTCAACTAAAACGCTATCTGGATCATGGTGTTGTTTATCTAATCTAGTAGAAATCTTAGTAATAAACTTTCTAACAACCTCATCATTAAATTTCATTAAGTGATATAAGTCACCAGTATACACAAACGCACTGCGTTGTATATCTGATAACTTAGAAACTAATACAACTAGTTTTTCAAAATCAATCGATGCTGTCCAATACAACTGAGTAGAAAATCTAATAACTTCTACAGTTTCTTCTGCACTAGGGTGGCGAATACCGTAATGGTTCATTGCTTTTTCTAGCAAAACATAATCAGTATTGTTAATAATACTAATGATGTTATTCTTAACAATGTCAGGAGACCAGTAATGTCTGTTGCCGGATAGAAACTTTTCATTATTGGCATTACCATAACCAGACGTAGAGCGACAGTTAGATGTTAATGTGCTGTGTCCAGTTTTGTTATACAAAGGCGTAGAGTTAGATACGTGAGCGCCAGAAATAGCGTTGTTGTTTAATTTCTTACCGGTCTGTTCGCCTTTCTTAAAGGCTTCCATAAATTTGTCGCCAGCTATCTTTGCAGCAAACATAGCTTTCTTAGCAACACCACGAGCAGTAACGTTACCGTCAATAAAGTCGACTAATAAAGATTTCTTTACTTCAGGATTAAGATACGTGGTAAAAGTAGAAACAATTAATTCTTTTTCTTTTATTGATTCATTAATGTATTTTAACAACGTACCTTCGGTTAAAGCCCTGTCTCCATTATCGCCACGATTCAAGTAACGAATAGAAGGGTCTTTAAATTCAAATTTACCACCGGGACGCAATTCAGTTTTAACAAACTGTAAACATTCTTCCATAGGTTTACCAGACATTAGATTCAAATAAGTGGCCGAATCTTTTAAGTAATGTCCCAAGATATTTAAATCTCGTTTATATTCTTCCGGAGGTAATACAAAAGGATTATTCATTGCCTAGCCTTTCTTTTATAAGTTTGACTACTAACAAATCATAATTGAATTAGGTAAAAAAATAAATGACGGCAAAAAAAAAACAAGTAACCTGTTTGACCCAATTAATATTCAAAAAGCGTTACTCGTGCCTTCTACCTGTGGAGAGCAGGGAGTCAACGAAAATAACAATTGAATATTAATACCCAGAATGTATATTAAAGGAATCTATACATAGTCATTTCCAGTTAACGAAAATGAACTTGAGTTGGAGGATCAAACAGGTTACTTAGCCAGCATGTCTGTTAGCGCAGACACACCAAATTTACAGTGGTAAAAAGGAAGGTAAAAACCACTGTAAACGATCTGGGATGCCAATCCCATTTCTTCAGAACATTAGCGCAATAAATAATTTTTTATTACAATAACACTGATGTGCATACTATTAATTAATAGTAATTTCAATATCATTAAAACCATTAGTAATTAAAGCATTGCGAATGCGATTAGCATCGCTTCCAGTTACGTTACCAACTTTAATAGTAGCTGTTCGTGCTTCAACAAGCGTAATGGTGTTTTCTTTAATCCAAGGCATACCAATGACGGTTACTTGATTGGTGACTGTTTTAATTTTCACATAATCATAACTGCGCCAGTTATTAGGAGTACCGTTTGGCAAATACGGAAACATAGCTGCGTGCTTAGAAACAGCATCAATTTCTTTAGCGGCACTATCTGCATCCATTATTGCTAAAATGGTTACGCCACTATAATTGTTTCCTAAAATTTGAGTTCCATATACTTCAAAGTTATAGGTAGAACGAATGTTTAATATTGGATTTGGCATGGGTATCCTTAGTAAGTTAAAATGGTAAGCGAACTAGAATAATGTCGCCTTCATAAAATTTCCAAAAGAAGTAAGGAAATTCCTCTTTTCGATAAAGCTGATATTGCTTGGTAATGAATTCTAAACCTTTTGCTAGCTTATCAGTTTCTATATCTAGCAATTCTTTTTGTGGCACAGTAAACTGACCACTGGCTATTAGTCTAGTGTAATCTATTCTAAATAACCAAATACGGTTGTCGTTTAAAAGAGCCATGACTATCTGTGTAAGTAATTCAGATAAGTCATGGTCAGACAGTAAAGAACCAGTAGCAGTAGTAAATTCAGAAACAACTTCTTTAACAGGCAATATAATCTTTTCATTTGCATGAAATTCACACATAGCTAAATCCTATCTACGTACAAACGCTGTAGTACGATGTCTCCAAAAACAGTATAGCTCATTTGATAATGGAGATATCCGTCCTGATATAGTTTAAACGCTCTAAGATCGTTTACTAGTTGTCCGCCAAAGCTCACCACTGCGTTAGCAAATTCAGTCACTGAGTCCTCGTATAGTCCGCCCATAGCTTGTTTAACGATATCAATAGCATTACAAGCTAATTCAAACTCAGCTTTGTTTTCATAAACAAGCGAATTAAAGATGACTTCTAAAAGATCATCTTCGTCTTGCCCTATCACCATGCATTCCGCTAAACGTAAACGACGACGTAATTCTTCTACTAATACCTGAGTAGGTAAAATGATTCGTTCAGGTACTTCTACTTGTTTCTTCAAAGAAAACAGTGTACTCATTAATTGATCCTCTAAATTCGTGAGAAAGTTTATTCACTCTATAAACATGAAGAGAGACTAAAGTATTTTTTATATTGTTACCTAATCTTTTTACCTCTGTAAATAAAGCCTCTTGTTCTGATAAAGATAGCGGCATATTTTGAAAAAGCCCCTCACCATACGCAATGTCGTTTGCTAATACAGTAAGCGGCTGTTCAAAATTAAACCCGTCTTCAATTGTTTTAATAACTTTTTGTAAAAGAACATCGTAATCAAAACATGAAATATCCAATTCCTTCATGAGTCGATTAAAATGTTCTAGTTCACTTGATAAATCGATTATTAAATTTCTTGACATGATTTGTTTTTGTGATAAAAGAAATAACTAAGTCATTACCAACCCATTCGTACGAATGCTTGCAGATAATGTAATTGCTTTTATTAAAGAACCCAAGCAAAGTTTCTTTAATTAAAGTATCCAATGTTTCTATAAGCACAATCAAAATTCCATTCCAATTTATATTCTCGTTGTATTGAGAACATATCGCTTCTGGAGAATTATCGTAAAGAAATATTCTTCTGTCAACAAAATCAAAAAGTTCTTTAGTATTAGTCAGTTCTTGTTCGTATTGCAGATATCCAGCTTGTCGCTGAACAAGATCTCTAATTAAACCACGAATACCATCTTCGTAGAAAACTAAAAAATATTCATAATCTTTAAATCGATCAACCAAGTCAGCTGTAGGTAAAATAAATTTCTGCATACTTACTCCGTTAATCAAAAACGTGTTTAATAATTCCTTTGTCCTGAGTCCACGCAATAGAAAGATCGTAATTCCCCATAAAGTCAAAAGTATATTCACTAGAGGTTTTATTGAAACACATTTCAGGAACAGCTTCACTAATAATGTCAACAACCATTTTAAATAAAGTTAGCCCTGTCTGAATAGCAATACGTTCCGGCATTCCATTCTTAATTAAAAACATAGTAGAGTCCGGAATTACACCTACTGACGTAACAAAGTTTTCACTAGTAATTTCGTTTAACAGTTTTACCATGTAGGGAATAGTGTTAAAATTATTAATAGCATAACTGTGTCGCAGAATAACGTCCGTTCTATTAGATGGTTTAAATAACCCTTCTAAGTACATCATTGGTTCTTGCAAAGTTATTAGGGTTATGTTTGGTTTAGACATTTTGTTTGTTTACATTAAAAATGAATGACTGTTAAGCCTTCGGCAGCAGCTGCAGTTTCAAAAATATCACTATGCGGTTTTTCCATCTTTAGTTCTTGTTGTCTGTGCCAGTCATAGATACGATAGTCTTCAGTTTTTTCAATAGTGAAAACAAAATCTTTAATCTTAAGACTGTACATCATCCAAGGATTATTACCAATAAAGTTTTCAACAATAGCCAGAATAGAATCGCATCTATCTCTGATACTAATTAGTTGTTCAATAATTTCTTCTTTACTGTATTGTGCCAGAATAGAATCAATGAGATAAGCGCCCCATAATTCAAATAAGTTCTTTCTTTGCAAAATAATATTCTCATGAGGCATCCAGCAATTATTATTATCTAAATAATGCTGAATGTAATCTGTGATCATATTACGTGCCATTACAGGAACATCTGGTTGAGTTAGAAGCGTGTTTTTACCTCGCTTTGGTGCGCGATAAATGACGTTTAAATTGTGGTCATACAAGGAAGTTACACTGGCCAAATTATCTAAGGTAAACGTATTATCAATGTTGTTTATTTGGCTATCTGTATTGTTCGTATAAAAGAATCTAGAATCACCATGCACTATTGGATTACATTTACTACTAACATAGATACCAGAAGGAGCAGGTTTTAAAAACGGACCAATTTCAAGATTGATAAGTGATGCTAATTCCAATAAATCAAATATTAAAATAGAATTGTTGTTAGTTGACATAATTAGTTTTTTAAAAATGACTGCAATGATTTATTAAAAAGGCTTGACGTGTTATAACGAATATACAAATCAATTCCGTTTATTTCTATTTCGACATAGACTAAATCTCCATAAAGTCTTGGTAGTCTAATATAGACGTTTGTTAAAATACTTAATGGCGTTACCATAATCCCACTTAAGCAATTATGTAAATGAGCAAAAGGTAAAGTGTTTTGAATATGACCCTTTACAGTAACACCGTGGATCAATTCTATTTCTTCCGAAATTATCCATTTAAGGATATCGTCTTTGTTATACCCTTGATAAAGAAATTGATCTTCTAAACCTTTTAAATTTTGATTTAGTATCGAGAGGTATACCTCGATGTTTTGAATTAACGTAGCCCTGTTAAAATCCATTTGTGATCCTTTTTTGACATACAATGAAACACGTATGTAATTTTTAATATCGTGGTATTTGTGGAAATGAAATTACGGCATAAAAAGAAGTGGTTCCTTAATCACCCTTTATTAGAAGGCAATTAAGGAACCACTCCGGTTTTATATGCAAGTATGTCTGCTAACACGGAGTGGATTGATGTGTCTGGCAATTACGGGAAATCTCAAAAGAGACCTGTAATCACTGTACATGCCGATTACATGTGTAACCTGCGATTCAATGGTTTTGATTTAAAGATTTAAGTAGGCAACTTACAGAACCCAAAATTCTGTGTTACTTCCCGCCATCTTAGCTACTATCTGAATTGTTAAAGATGCATTAGAACGTCTTTCAGCAAACCGATCATTCGCTATATAATAAGTTATCAGTTTATTAAGTTCTTTTGAAAAATTAACAATTTCACCTGGTAGCCTAGGGGCAACAATCTGATGCCCAATAAACGACTCTTTAGGTCTATAGTTATAATCTACCTGCAAGCTAAACTCCGGTAGGTAACTATAAGCCACGAGGCCAATGAGAAAGCAAGCCAACATGTTATCTAGCATAAGAACAATCACTAGCAACATGCGATTAGGCATATTACAGAATCAGTCCGCTAGAACTAACAACATCTGTAGTGCCTAAAATAGTACCACGCTGTGAGCGAGCGCCTTGTGCCAGTTCTACTTCGCGCAACAACTTCTGTAAATTAGAAGCTACTTGAGAGAAGATACCGTCACACACCACAAAGTGAACTGGTGTTTGTTCGAGCAATGACGGCGTGATTGTTTCTGGCAAATAACCTACGCATTGGTATTCTGGCATCGATGCATAGTTAGTAATGCTGTTAGCACTTGCTAATGTAGCTACACTGATGACGTTACCAACATCTGCGTTAGTGTTTTCTTTAAACACGATCAAAGAAGACAGTTGCGCTGGGAATGAAGTTGTCTTGTCATAATGCAACCAGTTAAACAAGTCTTTAGTATCCATTTCGCGGTTTTCACGAGAATAGAGCATGCATAAAGAAATCACTGTTTGACAAACTTCGTTATCTACTTGTGTACGACTAGCTGTTTTACCATTTTCAGCATAGAACGCCACAATTGGTTTCTTGCGCATGCGCGAAATACCTTCGTACGACTTAATTGTATTTAAAGTATTTTCAGCAAACAAACGAGTGTCTGTGCTACCAATAGTAATTACAATAGTAGGATAATCGTTAGCCAGCAATTCACTAGTGATCAATGGAGCAATAACCGAACCACTACCACCAGACGCCGTTGAGATAACAATGTTCAAATCAGCTGGCTTGAACTTGTGCAAAATAGCTTTGATGTTGTTAGCGATTTGTTCGTGATTTTCTTTACGAACTTGACCGCTGCCGTCTACACCTTCCAAAATAAAGCAATTTTCTGCTTTAATAGTGTTGCGCATATTTGACAAACTGGTGTCAACGTAACTGATATTCAAGTTAGCAAACCCGACTTCTGAATTACCGCGATGTCCTTCCAACAGCGAACCAATGTTCATACCACCGCCGCCACATGCATAAACCATGACGTTACCTTTTGTTGTTTTTTCAATACTCATGTTTCTTCCTTATTAAATAGTTAGTCCGCTACATAGTGTAGTTTTGTCATCGTAAAAAATATCCATAGCAAACAGGAAATGCTATGAAGCCCTACGTCAAATACTACAGTTTAGTAATATATGTCTGATATTATTTAGAAGTGTTTTGACGCTCAAAAGATTAAGGAAAACATTATGTCTGCATTAACCAATGCTGTTGCTGAAATTAAATTTAGAATACCTCGTCAGATTCTAGATACGGTTTTTATTAAGCGTGATCAGCAATGGCGTCAAACCCCAGTAAGTATTGACGAACATGTTTTAAATGAAGTAATTCGCCCTAGAGTACTTGTTGATTGTAATCTAGTAGGTGGTGCAGAATTGTATGTTCCGTTAGATGGAATCCCGTATGAAAACTTTGATATGTTTACCACGGTATATCGTATCCCTAAATCAAAAACACAGAATCGTTCTATCATGAGCGTATTGAGTGTTTCATTTAGTGATCCGTCTAGATCTACTAGCTACGGTAACGCTGCATTCGCTAATAACTCAGCAATGCTTAGAGCTGGCAATCAAGTAATGGATGCAATGGGTAGTGTTCCTATTACGTCTACCGCTAGTGTGCAGCTAATAGGCGAGAATGTTGTTATGGTAAAAGATAACAGCATTATCCCTAGTAACTCCTTCTTACGTTGTATTGTGGCTCATGACGAAAACATGTCTCACTTACAACTAAAGAGCTATCGTCATTTTTCTGAACTCTGTGTATTAGCCACTAAAGCTTATATTTACAACGAATACATTATTGATCTAGATATGGGTCAATTAGTGGGCGGCGTTAATATCGGTCGCTTTAAAGATATTGTAGACGGTTACGCAGATGCTGATGAACTATATAGAACTTACTTAACCGAGAAATTTGAAAAAGTAAGTTTCATGAACGACGCTCCTTCATATACCAAATTTTTACGCAGTATGTTTGGTAATCATTAAAAAAAAATAGTATTGCAATAAAAGAAACAAGCTAATACTCTACAAACCGGTAAAATGGTCTGTAGAGTATTTATGCTGTCAGTGCGGTTTTGGCCACGCTGCTAATGTTTCCGAAACGTTTCGAATAACGCGAGGTAACGCAATGCTGTCAACAATTGCTAATTCCAAGACAGTGTCCGATAACGCTTTAGTCATTTGCGCATTGTCGCTAGCAACTGTTTTAATTAAGTGACTGTACATATCTAGTATATCGGATACCAAAGACGCTACTAGGTTCCAAGTATTTAAATCTCTTGATAAACGTAGTTCTTCTGCCAATCGGTGAACAACTCTTCCTTTGACAGAAGTAAAACCATATTGCTCAGCTAATTCATTCAAATGCGCTACTACCAAGTCGGCTAATTTTTCATGAGTCACCATGCTTAACCTCACAGTTTCCGATAAGGTCGTGTCTTTCGTTAATTTAAAAACGGATAACATTTTTATACTCCTTGTAGTTGTTTAGAAGACTGTACTTTAACGTACAGCGAAAAAGATAAATACACCATCAGACTAGCGGTAAGAATAAAGTAACTTACCAGCATAGAAAATACAGCAGTTGCAATTAATGCGCATGCTGTACGGATACCAAATTTTAAAACAATGTATTGTTCTGCAATACACTTAGGGCAATTACTGCATTGATCCCAGCTAGCTAGTACCGGAATCAAACTAGCTAACAATAGAAACAACACAACAAAAGTTAAAACAATTTCTAATGTATTCATGATAAGCTCCTTAATAATAAAAAAGTAAGATTAGATTACTACCAATTCCAACTAAGTTATATATGAGTGTAGTAATCTAGAATCTATTAATTTTTATTAAAAGAGAATAATCATTTGTAGCAATAACGTTATTGCGTAATAAACATTAATCCATTTAACGATTAAAAAGTTTTTAATGAAAGACAATTATGAATAAGAAATTATTTCGCTTAGCATTAGAAGACGAAGCTGTTGCGCAAGGAGCAGAGCCAACTGTGTCTTTAATAGGTCCTTTATCCGAAGCATACACACAAGCTTTAGCAGTAGCTTACGATAATACAAATCCACTAGTAACGGACATGCCTCAAGAAGAACCAGCTGTTGCTACTGAGTCTCAAGCAATTGATGTTTCTATGATGGCTAAGTTATCTAGAATGTTATCAGCAGCTGGTAATGAAGCTACACCTACTGATAATTTTCAGACTGTTTACGGTGTTGCTAAATCAGCTGTTAATGAAAAAACAGTAGTTGAAGTTACTCGTGAACTAGCAGAAAAATCTGAAGATGATCGTAAAGATGATTTTATTATGATTGTCGATGCCACTGCTCCAGTAGCCGATGGTGTTGAAGTTCGTGCTGATTTGATCTCTGCTTTGGAATCAATGGTTAAATGCCATGGCGGTAAAGTTTATAGTAGTTTAGAAGAATTTGCAAAAACTCTTTAATCTAAGAAGCTAGTGTTTAAAAGCACTGGCTTCTATGCCAGTATTTAGATACTACAAATAAAAAGGAATAATAGAAATGAGCGATTCGATTAAGAGTGTGTTTGATGAAGAATGCGGTAGCTTAGTAATAGATAGTAATCTAGTAAAACAATTACAACTTTATCAAACCAATTTTGTTAACAAGAATTTAGACCACATTAAGTTCTTTGGCGGCAATCTTACAGGAGTTCAAGTAGTTCGTTTTATGCCTAATGACAGAGATCGTTGGTTTGGTGAAATTCTGAAAACGGACGATGGTCCTTTAAGTGAGAAACTAGAAGCTCTAGAAAGTATCAATACCGAACATCATATTGCCAGTGACACAATGAATTTGTCTTGCGTGTGGTTAGCTCATCAAATAGCTAATGCTAAAAAACTGACTAACGAAGAAAAACATAGTGCACAAATTAATATTTTTTTAATATTGCAATATAAATTTCTTACTAGTCTTTTATTTAGATATTTTAAATATCCAGCAGATGAATCTGTTGCTGCTGCTACGTATGCTCAACTTAGTTTAAAGTTCTCTATTAAAGAATACGGAAGTTGGCAAGCCGTTCTTGTAGCAAGGTCAGAAGACATTATTGATAAGTCCAGTATCCATCGATTAACAATTGACACTATGTTAAAGGATGCCAAAGTAACTTATTTATTATCAGATGCTCAGGGACGTGTTCGTGACATGTTGAAAAATATTTATAAAGTATTTGACCAAGTCAATAAGTCCGGTATGCGAATTACTACAGTGAGTTCTGTTGTTGAGCACGATGGTGTTTCCGTTCTTAAAGACAAGACTAAAAACATTAGTGCTTATGAAAGATATATTCACTCTGTTGTTTCTGATAAGAATTCTTTTATTAGAGAAGAACTTTCTAGAATTATTGAAAAAATAATGCACACAATGCCGCCTCGATTATTTTACATGACACTAGAGTGGATGTCGAATAATTATCGACAACAAGGTGCAGCTGAAATTGAAAGAGTCATTACTAACACAGTGGTGCATTGCTTTGATTACCTAAGTCAAAATAGAGACGTTTTAAAAGACACTGGTGACCTCCCAGCTTTGTTGTCTAGGTTACGTGGAGCTTATATGAGTTCGCGTTCCACAGACCCTGCGCTATTTGCATTAAGAGAAGATCTAGAAGTTATTATTCGTAAAGCTACTGATACAAAAAGCACGTCACTTATTGCGTCGGTAAGAACAGGTGTATTGCTTTATATCTGTTTACGAACTTTAACAATGAAACATTACAGTCAAGTGTATTAAAATTTAACGGCACAAAATCCTATTACTCTGTTCAATTAGAGTAATAGGATTTATGCTGTAATTTTATTTCTGTATTACTTTAAACTGTTTATTAAAAGGAGGTAAAAGAATTATTTCTTTTTGTGTAAACATTTTTGCATGATTTCTCATGGTCGCAACAAGATAACAAAGTTCGTCTGAAATAAATAAAAAATTATCTTCATTACAATGTAATTCAGTTTCTACAATAGTAGGTCCAAATGTTTTAGCAACTGGGTCTAATACCGTAGTAAATGATAATGGTGTTTTATCATTATCATAACTAAAAACATGGTTTAATGGAAACGGCTTTATTTCATTAAACAAAACACCTTTTTTAGATAAACCCATAGTGTCTTGATACTTACTATTTAAATCAAATCCTCGATACACTTTAAAGGATTCTTTAAAAACAATATTGTCACTATGAATTTCTTTTACTAGTTCGGCTAATTTCTTTAAACTAGAAAGCAGTTTCATATCAGGAACTAGTACCCAGTCGTCTAAAGCTTTTAAAAGATCTTTGTGTTTATTAAATTCATTAATTACATTAATATCAATGTTAGAAACTTCCAGCGGAATCTCCCCATTGTTAAATTCAATAAGATCACTTATAGCTTCAGTGGCTACAAATTCCCCTCTTACTATTTTTGAAAATATAGACATATTAAAAACCCATTAAAAATTACCACTGTCTAACTGACATAACAGAGTTACTCAACACTCCTTCTTTATAAGAGTTAAATTGTTCATCTGCATAAGTGTTAAAAGAAGCACTGCGTCTCTTATTACGTTTGTTTTCACGAACACTCTTAAATAATTCGTCAACTGAGTAAATTTCTCCATCTTCAAGAATAATCTTTTTATCTAGCATACGCAACTCTTGCTCTAATCGCATACTGACAAAATCATCTTGCTCATTAGTTAATTCTTCATAAAGCTCATCAATCCGTCTTCTAATCTCCATTTGCTCTAACCGTTTATAGTGTTCAGCAGGAGATTCCGTCTTTTCGCTTTGCTTAGTTCGAATAGCAGACATTACTCTAGATGATTCAATACCATAAAAAGATAAATTCTTACCTTGCATGATTAACCAGTTAGAAAGTAACCATCCGATAACAAGATCGTCGTGTTCGCCTACTTCGTGGTCGACTCTGCCGTTTCTAGTAACCAGTCCAGCAATTTGATCAATTAGTGATTTGTCACGAATAACATCACAGCTTCTCATTGCTGCGTTCTTTAACGTAGTTGAATATAGTTCAGTACGACTAGTTAACCCAGAGCCAGATGTAGCAAATCCAAAGAACTTCTTGTAACGAACATAGATGTCAGGATTACGTCTGCCCATAGGTATTTGAATCTCTTTATAGCGTTCTTTCTCTTCGTCAAAATTATTAACGATAGTATTAAATAAACGTCTAAAAGGATCTTCACCAAACGCAGGCAACATCAATAACAAGTAATCTAATAAAGTAGCGCCAGTAGATCTTCTTTCAATATTGGCAGTAATATTTTTATACTTAACTAACAAAGAACAAATCCATTCTGAAAATGTAATTAGGTTAGTTTCATTAAAAGTACCAATACCAATTGTTTCTAGTGTTTCTACGTCTTGGATATACAAAGAAATATCATCGCCACCAGAAGCTTCACTAGTATCCATACCCATGACAAACTTACCATTAGCCATTCTGTACTCAATTTCATTTTCAGGAATATGCCAACGGATAATGTAACCGTATTTAGTAATGTCTGCAAAATAATCAGTAGCTACACTGGCGGTGATTCTCTCTAATATACTAGTAGGTAAAGGATGGGTTTGTCCACCAGAAGTCCACATGTTAAAATAATCGCGATTAGCATCATCGCCGCTCTGCATAGATTCAGAAAGTTTCTGTCTAAGCCATTCATCGGTCTTACCTAATTGACGATGATTTAAAGTAATGTTAACGCGAAAATCACCAGTGCGAGAATTACGACGAATCATCTTTTCTAATTCTGCAGGATCTTTAGCATCAAGAAACTTTTCAGTCCAAACAGCGGCCTCACTTAATTTAGTATAAACATATTTTCCGTCCTTATCGTCTTTCTTACCAGCAGTAGTAGTAAGAATAGTGCCATAAGGAGAATTAGTTTTCTTAGCCTGATCAATAGCCGCACCAGTTGCAGCAAGAGCGGCAGGTAAAGCTAGCGCAATGTTAGGCTGAAACGGAGGTTCGTCAATGTGGAAAATAGGTGATGTTAAACCACGACCCATGTTTAGTGCACGTTTAGCAGACATCTGTGGAACATGAGTAGTGTAAGTATTCCCCAAAGAACCGATAGTTAATTCTTCGCCGTTGTTAGAATCATTTTTAGTTCTTTGCTGCAAATACCTAGGTAACTCCATCGCAATATCTTTTAAACGTTCTACGTTATGGCGTCTAAGTGTATCGTCTTTTGTTAACAAATTAATCTTTGTATTTTTACAAAGAATATTCATTAAGTAAGTCATTAAACAATCTGTAGAAACCGATTTACCAGTTTGACGAATCTGTATTAGAAACGTCATGACGTGGTTAAAGAAACACCAAAATAAAGCAATGTTTCCGCGATTAGCTTCCAATGGAACGGAATCAGTACCAGCAATAGCAGGTACTCTAACGCACTCCCTAAAGAAGTACCATGGGTTCACACTACACTCTAATGCGACAGCCGCCATCTGCTCCATAGTAAGATTAGGATCAAAAGGATCAACGTAGCGCAAGTTAGGATTAATTAGTGCTAACATAAAAGTATGGTTCTTAATTCCCATGCTCCTATATACAGAAGCCATTCTAACAAAACTTTTATTGGTTGTTTCTAGGTGTAAGGTGGCTGTCGGAAAATCTCGCCAATTTTCTAAGTATAGCAACATAATTTATTCTTTCTTTTTATATTCTTTAATTTTATCAGTTATTCTTGAAAATACCCAATTCATAAATGGAGTATTTTGACCTTTTCTAGCTCTATGATTTTTTAAATGTTGTATGTTTAAATTTAAATATTCCGAAGCATGAAGTAGCGAATTAAATAAATAACGTTTATTTGTAATTACATTAATTGCCACAGTATCGCAGTAGCTATTTAAATCAGTCCCAGGAAGTTCTTCGTAAATAAAATCAGGCCAAGGTTCGGCATTATCGTATTTAAAAACATGGCCGTCGTGTATTACTGACCCAGCTTGATTAGATCTTAAATGCTTCACTAAGCCGTGAGTAGCTATAATAAAATATTTTCCACATTCGCCAATGCTTCTAAACGAAGTTATTTTGTTAGTAATTATGTCCTTTACAAGAACACGCTTTCCTGTTTGTATAAGTTCATTATTCCAGGCGTGTTCCATATTTTCTTGATTAGTAACCCATTCTAAATTATCCTCAGAATTATTTTCTTTATCACCATCTTTGTGATTTATCTGTAATTCCGAAAAACTTAAGTTTATATGTCTATCCGGTTTCTTAATAAAAATTAAACCAACTAAACGATGTATAGAAGGAGTTTTAGCTTCTTGCGAAATGCCGTCTATTACTGTCAAATATCCCTTACGATTTTTAATTATATTGGCCGGTAATTTTGTTAATAAATTAATTACTTGCCCATTTTTATTTATTACTAAAAAAGAATCTTTTCTAGGTACAAAATAATAACCAGGAAATTTAGAACATTCAATTCCATTAGGATAATAACCAATTGTTTCGTCAGTAAAGTCTGGAATATTAAATTCAGCAATAATGTTTTTTCTAATTAAATCCCATTTTTCTTTTTGTTCTTCAGAGGTGGTTGACCAATAAAGATTTGTAACCGCGATATTAGAGTAATTTCCATCTTTATACCTGATAATAATTTTTTTATTAATGTTTTTATACTTATCAGGTATATTTAAAAATAAATCCGCAATTACCCTTGCTGCGGTAAAATATTTTTTATTACTATTAATAACGATATAAAATCGTAAAGGTTGATTTATTTTTATTAAGAAATTTACTAATTTTTTTGTTATTAAATTAATTATTTCTCCCTTTACGTTAGCGCCGTAATTTTGTATATAAGGTATACAATA